ACACTAAATGTTGTACCATCAACAGTATAATCAAATACCAATGGAGATGGTTCATCTGTGTCAACAGTAATTCTTATTTCACATTCTCTATCAAACACTTGGTATGTTTTAGGTGATTCATACCATAAATCAGGTAAGGCATCTTTAGGTAATGATTCAAAAACTATTAAAGTATTTGAACGAATAATAGTAATTTCAACATCCATAGTAGACCTTCTGTTTCGGTTACTACCACAACCTTTAGTTCCGGACATTCCAAGTCTTATTTGACCTGATATGTCGGGGTTACTACCATTATATTGTAAAAACCTAATTCGGTTAAAAGAAAATTCACACCCAAGGTTATTACTTGTAGTTCCACCTGTAGGGGTATTTGCATTAAATGTTCCCATAGAACTATCGTATGAAAACTCTGAAGGTGCGTCAGACGTATCTGTCCTGCATTCTGCTTGACTTGTAAGTCCAAAAATATTATCACCATCCCACCACGATTTTACACTTGGATAGTTTTGAGAAGCTGTAGCTCTAGTTTCCCAAATACATTCTCTTAATTCACACCTGTTACCATTACCCCCTCTTCTTATGTTAAAGTATTTTATTTCCATTATAGAACCCTCAGGAATATCTGCATCAATAAAGGCAAAAGTTGTAGGGTCTAACGGGTCGTAAGTTGCAGAGTCATAATCAGGATTTTCAAGACTACAAACTTTAAGAAAAACTTTAGGACAACTTCCATCATTTCCTCTACCACCTTGGTCATCTTTTATAACCGGGTTATCTCCAAGTTCTGTAGCAATTTGATTAGTTGCTATTCGCATATAGGTTCCTGCCGGTACTATAGCTTCATTGTTAGCAGCATCCACCGGAGGGGGAGTTATAAAATCTTGTGTTTTTGCTTCTTTATCTAAAACTGTAACTTCCGTACACCTTGCTTTAGGACCATTAGTATCTGCCTTTACAATAAGCTTATCTCCTGCTTCTATCTTTTGAGAATTTTCACCTTCCAATAAAAACCAAGTCGAACCTAACGTAAGGTCTTGAAAAAATAAATTTGTGTATATAACATTATAATCATCCTTATCTGCTTTAATGCACAACTTATAATATTTTGCAAACGAAGGAGGTATTTGAGTCGGAGGTATAGTTACTCTTATTGAGTTCTGACTAGTCGATTCACTACAATCTATATACTGAGTATTGTTGGGACTTACTAAAGCTGTGGTTGCTCTTGAAAATTCATCTAAATAAATTATACCTACCTCGTAACCTCTATTGCTTTTTAAACTTTTAGCATTAGCCACTTTAGTGTATTCAGCTTCAGCCAAACTAATTTCCAAATATTCATATGCTACAATTGGATTAGCCGGGTCTGTATTGTCAGTATATTGAGCTGCATTAATTTGAAGCAATAAAACTTCAGGATTGGCGGGAGCTTCTGAGCCTACAAAAAATGGCTCATTGATACCGTTTATACCACTTCCTGTTTTATCAAAATTAGTGTCTAAGGTAAGTTGCAAAGCACAGTTAAATTCATCTGTATAAGAACTGCCATTACAAGCATCTAAAAACACAGGCTCCAATAATTGTATTGCATCTAAGAACGCAGCGTCATTAATTAAATCTTGAACCGAATTATAATCCTGAGTAAAAATATAATTAAAAACAAGCTCAACATTTGTGTTTACTTGAGTTAATTGTGCTCCACTAGCATCCCAAGAGTTATGTACTAAATCTAACTCTATAGCAAGACTTGCTCCTGCAACTAATTCAACATCAGATAAGTCTAATCTTAAAATTGTATTTGGAATACTTACTGATGAACCACCTGCAATAGTGTAAGTTCCACCAAGTGTAGAAACTTCTAAAGATTCATATTCAACAGGAGTATTAATTTGTTCGGTTGTGTATTCTAATTTTATAGCTTGTCCTTCTCTATCCACTAAATCATAACCTTCAAAATAATTCCCATACATTAAACGGTTACCCATTAATGTTTGAGCTTTAGCTAATAACGGAACATTATCATAGGTTCTAAATATTTCATTATCAGATAAAACAGTAAAAATTTTGCTATTACTAAAGGTATATACCTCAATAGAATTATCAGGAATACCAACATCTGCTTTTATAAGTTTTTCAATAACTTTTATAGTACCGGTATTCATATCTTTAAATAATAAATCAATACCAAGGACTAAGGGTCCACCACTATGATAACTAATTTCCGCAATATTTGTAGTATTTAACATTCCTTGATTTAAAAAACTAGAAGAAGAAAACGAAAAAGGACCCGGTATAAAAGAGGGGGGACTAAATGGTGAGGTTGCAGAGTATTCGTTATCTGCATATTTATATCTGTATCCAAAACACACAAACCTATCTTCTAAGTAATTATTTTGTCCACCCGCTAAAGAGGTAATTAGTGGTGCTGTAAACGGTGGACGCTTAATAACTAAAATAGATTCTGCAGAAAATTGGTCTATAAAAGTAACACTTGGGTTATTATAGTTTCTATTTATATTTATAAATCTAGGGGGATTAAAATTGTCTGTAAAAAATAATAAGTTATCTACAAAGTCTACACCTAAAACTAATTGTCTAGGTTGAAAATTTAAAGTAGTATTTACCCCACCTCCGTCATCAATACTAATTATGTGATACTCTAAAGTTTGAGACGTGGTTTCAAAAGAAACTATCATATCACATTTACCTGTCGCTCCTTGTCCGAATGCAGGGTCGTGAACAAACCAAAACATAGTTTCTTGTTCACCTAAAGCATAAGCACCAATACAAGTTGCCTGAGAAGATAAAGCGGTTCCATTATATTGAAGAGAAGTTATTTGTTCATTCCCTTTGGAATTTTCAACCGCTCCTATTTCCGTGGTTTCAGTAGAACCCAAACGGACATTAACAGCATCTATATACTGCCCATTAGGCAAGAGTCTTTCATCAAGACCCTTATTCATTTTACCTGCTACAAAATTTCTACTTGTGGTTGCCATTCTATTTTATCCATTTATCTTTTCCTCTGAGATTCATTAATAATCTTCCGGGATGTATATTGCTTATTCTAATCTTTGCATTTCTTAGTAAAGCAGATTTCTTTTTTCTTACCCTACCAACTATGTACTCTTGTACACCTAACTTTGAACTTAGAATAGCATACTCGATATATGCATAAATATAATCTTCAAATAATTTGTTGACACTCACTAAAGAGTCATTACCATTTTCCATACCATCGGATACATATTCGAGTATACACTTTTCGTTTGCCATTCCTGAACTAAAATTAATAACTCCACCTTTTCTGTTTATAGAAAAAGTAGGATTAGCATTTGCAGTTTCAGTATTCAATCCAAATCTTGCACCTATAGCATAATCAAAATACCAATAGCCATCGCAGCACCAACCCTCGTATCCATAAAAAATACTATTCTTATTTAAGTAAAGGCTCTTAAGACCCGAGGTTATTCTTTCAAAATCTAAATCTGAATACTGAGGTTTTAAAATATTTCCATCTTGGTCAAATAGAATCCTACAGTCATTGTCTTGAAGATATGCATCTGCCCAATTAGTTTGAATATTTTCAGTTAATGGATATAGTATACCATTTCTAAATACTGAAATTCGTACCCAATTCACATAGTCCGGTGGTAATACAAACCTTAAGTTGTTACACACATCAAGTTCTAAAATTTTAATTTCTTTAAAAGCATCATAATTTAATTCTTGTATACCTCGTTTTGCATGAAATAATATTTTATATCTTTCTTCGTTGTTTACTAATGAATGATTGCCCGAATACATTAATAAAAAATTATTAACTATATCCTCCAAGCTAACGAATTGATATGAACCCCAATTTGCATCTTCAGGTTGGTTACCTCCGTTTTCGTAATATTGATATGGTGTTATATACATATACTATTATTTTTCTTGATTATCTTCATATTGCTCCGTAGCCTGACCAAATTGAACGGCTTGTATTTCTCTAATAGACATACCTGCAAATTGTAATATTTTCATAACTAATGACGGCTCATCATCTAAAGGTAATTCAAAATCTTGATAAGATGGATTCGATTGATTGAATACCGGCTCCCCTCCTGTCAAAGTTGTGTATGTCCATTGGGGGTCTCTTGGGTACCTAATGTATTGACACCAAATAGCATTCTGTGCTAAGTTAGCAACATCAGGTCCATAGATAATAATAGT